ATACATACTTAATAGGTTTAATTTCAAACCTATTTAAAGTATTTAAATTAATTTGAAATTGATTCCAGTAATTTAATTCATAATCTTCAAAAGATTTAATAATACCAGTATATTTAGACTTTTGTTCCATTACAGGTTTTTTTTCTAAAATTAAAAGAGGAGCTTTTTGGTGCTCCCCTTTAATTTTAGTTAAAAAATTACCTTTAACTTTATTACTATACTTTAAATCTAAATTTATTTTATTTATACTAGACTTTCTATCACTTAAATTATACAGTTTATTTACATATTCAATACAATCTAAGTGAGTAGGATTAAATGCCCAGTCCATAAATAAAAGAGTATCATTTCTTTCTGTAAAATAACATTTAGGAGTTTTATCATTTCTTAATGGATTTTTAAAACTAGTTTTTAAGTCAAAACTTCCAAAATAATGCCTAAATATTTCATACTGTTGATCTAAAGCATATATCATAATAAAGTTTAATTAAAATGCAAATGGATTATCTGCTAATGTACTAGATTGAGTTTGAGAAGAAGTATTTGCTTTTATTTCTTCAGGATTAAATTCTTCTAAAGTTTCAGATATTGGAGCAATGTTACCAGAAAATCCACCATACTCTCCCATTAAAGCATCTATAATTTCTTTTGCACCTTTTCTATTAGGATTATCTCTCATAAATGCTTTAGAATAGATTTCCATATCATAGTAAGTATTGTTATCTACTTGTCTACTTTTAATACCACAATATACTTTAATAGTTTTATTATCTAAAACTAATTTTTGCAAATCAGCAAAATCTCCTTTAAATAAATTTTCTATTGGTAAGAAAATTTGAGGAGTATCTCCATCTTTCAAAGTATATTTAGATAAATCAGTTTCCCAATTCATAAGTTTAACAAAAAACTCAACTACTGTATCTTCTCCTTTAACACATTTTCTTGCATTTTCAGTATAATACCAAGTTTTGTTTTTATTCAAAACAGACAAATCTTCTACATATGTAGCAAAACCTTGACCATTTATCATTTTAGTTTTGCCAGATCTAGCAACATCATATCTACCTTCTAACCAAAAAGTTACTTTAGTTTTTACATCTACTGCAGGAAGCAAACCCCAAATATCTATTCTTAAAGACTTTACTTCTTGTCCTTCAACATTTTTAGTAGTTAAATATTGTGGCTCAGAAGTTATTTGTCTATTAAGAAAAGCACCCAAATCTTTTCCATTTGGGTTTACCATAATAGGTTGAAAAGATCCTACACCATAATATTTTTTAATTGCAGGAGTACTACTAGCTGTTTTTACGTTATTATTCATATAAATTTATATTATTTGTTTAAATTGTTAATTATTAAATAAAAATTTGATTCCAAAAAGTTACAAGTTCATCTTTCTCATTAAGTTCAGAAATTTTAAACTCTTTATTTCTTAAATGTTTACTTCTAGATCCGCCTATTACATCATCTGTATGAGTAAAAGATAGTATATTACTATTTTTATTTTCAGGGTCTCTATACATATATCCAATTGCATCTACTCTTAAAGCTAATAAATCTTTGAGTTTACCTTCTAAATTTAATTCTTTAATAGTTTGACCAGATGAAGTTACTGATTTGTCAGACACATGCCCTACAACTATTAAAGTTTTACAGAACTTTGTAAAAAATTCCATAATTTTAAATAAAGCTTCTCTTTTATATACTTGACCTTTACCATAAGCTAACTTATCTACATCAAAATCAAGAGATTCATTTTTATTTTCTTCTCTATTGTAAGATCTTACTGCTAACTGATTAAGAACTTTTTCTTTTAATGAAGTAACTGTATCAATAATAATATAATCATACTGAGGTTTTTGCTCAGAAAAAGCTTGTATAATTGTATCAAACTCATTGAGATTAGTCATATTAACTTTTGTACATTCATAAAAATCTGCACCACCTTCCATATCTAAAATAAGAGAATTAGATAACTGACTAAGTGCATGGGTTTTACCAGTTTTTTTCTGAGAAAAAATAACCATAGTTCTTGGATTAACTACAGTTGGTTGTTGGGGTTTTGTGGGTAATAAAAAATTTTCTTTACTCATTTAAAATTTGATTTTTTTTATTTATAAAATTTGTAATTGCTAAACTATTTTTAGGTTCAGGTAAAGATTCAAAATTAAATCCTTTTGGATTAAAAAAGATAGGTTCAGCCACACCTGTTCTTCCAAACCTATTCTTACACATATGAATAGATCTAAAACAATCTTCTAACCCATGAGATTTATCTGATTCTAAAATTTGATAACCATAATAATTGTTTAGTTTGTGTTTGTAAGGAGAAAATAATCCTAAAATAACTTGATAAGATCTAGCTACTTTTATATTATCTCCTAATTTTTGTGGCTCAGGTTCTAATCTACCTGCTTTAAAGTGATTTAAATCTCCTGCAGCCATTTGTTGTTGTTGAACACAACATATATGCCAGTTCCAATGTTTAGACATTTGTTTTCTAGCATATGAATTAACCATTCTGTCTATACTACCAGACAAATCCAATGGTATTCCTAAATCATTTTTTTCAGGTTCTAGAATGTTTACATTATCTATAACTACTGCTACAATTTCATTAGAATTATTAGGTTCATAATGACTATAAACCTCTATTGGACCATCCTTAGTTTCAATTGTTTTGTTTATATGTTTGCCTCTAGAATAAGATAAATTCCTACATTGTTTATAAATACCTGTGGGATTTGATGTGCGGTCATCAAATATTATAAATTTTTTAACTAAGTTAAAATAATCTTGAATTATATTAGATTCTATTAACTTAATAGTTTCTTCATCTAAAGGATTAATTCTTGATAATAATTCATCTTGAGTTTTATTGACATTGTAATATTTAGCTAAAGCATACTGAATAATACTAATCTCAAATTCTTCTACTGATTCTTCTAGACCAAACCAATAACAAACATAATCTAAATCAGATTGGTTTTTTAATGACAATATATAATCTGCTACACTAAATACATAAATATATTTAGCTAAAGAGGTTTTACCAACAGAAGTTTCTGCAGTAATACATACTAATGCTCCAGGAAAAATACCACTAAAATATTTTTTCATACCATTAAAAGGATTGGGAATACAATTAATGTATCCTTCAATAACTTTTTGTTTATTTTCCTTAATTGTTTGTAGAACTTCCATTAGAATATTAATTTATCATTTTTAATAAATACTCCTTTTTGCATTTCTAGTATATTGTCTAAAAGCAAACTTCCACCATTTTTTTCTATAAAGTATTGGGCATCAAGGGAGAAGGCAAGATTTCCATTATCTCTAATGTTTTGATGGTAAAAGTCTACTGCTCTTAAAATTTCATCAAAAGATGTTTTATATTTATTAATAAATACTTCTAGCTTTTTTTTAATTAAAGATTTTGGACTAAAAGATACTTTATTAATACCTAACATAGTTTGAGTAAATTTTTCATAATAATTTTCAACAAAATCATCAGTTATTTCACTTACATATTTTGTTCCGTTAAGTACATTTAAACCTAAATTTGTTATTTCAAAATTAGATAAATCTGTGTTTGATTCATTATTATCAATAAATCGTATTAATCCATTCCTTAATAAAGGGTTTGGAAATTTACATTTAGGATAATTGATTAATAATTTACCTACTGTTTCTTCTGTAATCATTTATAATTTAATCAATTGGTTTGAATAATTTTAAATAACATTTACTCACATTCTTGACAAACTTTTTTGTATTCAAGATTAGCTAAATGTTGAGAGTACAAAGATACAAAAATTTCGTAATTGTTTATCAATGTATCTACATTTTCTTTATTATTTTTTTTATCTAAAATAAATAATTCTGGTAACATACTAAAATTACTTTTTTTATTTCTAAGTAAATTAGCGGTATCCTTCAAATTGTTTTGGGTTGCTTGTAACATAAAATTTATAAATTTCTAAAAAAAACTTCCAATCCATAGAAGCAATGTCTGTTCTACCCATTTTATGTCTTAAAATAAAAGGATTTTTATGTATTAAGTCATTTTTTGGATAATTTTTTTCTAATAATTCTTTGCTTTCATCCCTTAAAACATCCCATTTAGGTCTATTATTTAAATAACCCATTTTGCATTGAATATTTAAAGGTAAAAAAGCTAAATCTATTTTACAACTATCAAGTAAATGAGATGCATTTCTTGAAGTCTTTGCTTTTGGGAAAATATCTCTTAGATCTTTTACAGTTAATTGTTCTAATAGATGTCCCTTTCTTCTTTGTTTATTACTCATTAGTTTTTCATATTTTTTATTTTAAAAGTTATTAATTTTTTTATACTATTTAGCTGCGTACCAAGATTCTGCTACATTAGCATCTGCACTCATAAATAAGACTGGATTAGTTAAAAATAAATTACCTCCATTAATCATGCTTTGTTCTAAAATAACTTTATATTTATCACATAAAGAATCTTTTACTTCTAGGACAATCTCATCATGAATAACATTAGCAATTCTAACATTCCAGTAGTCATTATTTTTTTCTATTTCATTAAATAACAATACAGTAGCATATTTAGTTTGGTGTGCTGCAGTTCCTTGAGTTGGTGCATTTAAACATAATCTAAGATATTGAGATTTTAAAGTAAAGTAATCACTTATTTTATGTTTATTACTTAAAAATAATTCATAAGCAGCATAATTTTTAACTTCATAATAATCAAATACTTTGTCTGCTTCTTTTTTATTCTTATACTCTGCTTTACCTAATCTATAAGTTTCCCAAAAATTATTATCAAATTTTAAAATATCAGCATGTGCAGACATAAAATATTTATAATTAGGTAATCTAAGTTTAAATCCTAAAGCATATTCAATATATCCTTTATTAATAGCTTCTTTTAATTTATTATTACCATACTCATAAATACCAGAATGTAATTGTTTAAATAAACTTTCAATTCGCATACCTTCTTCTATAGGTAAGCCTTCATTTAGTGCTAAAGTATAACCCGTACCACCAAATTGAAAGCAAAATCTTGGACCCTTAGAAGCATTTCTTTTAGCTTTATGTTCCTTAATAATTTCTGCATCAGTTAAATCTTTTATTTCAGGATATAAAACTCTGGCAAATGCACAATGCAAATCTTTTTTATCTACAATAGATTCAATCATAGCAAAATCTCCTGTAATATCAGCACCTACAATTGTTTCTTGACCTGCATAATCTGCTACTATAATTTTATAACCATTATTAGCTATAAAACATTCTCTTGTTTCTTTAGTTGCAGGAAAATTTAAAAAGTTTATTTCTCCTTTTCTTGAAGAAATTCTAGCAGTATCTAATATAGGGTTAAATCTAGTATATATTCTATTATCAGGTTGTATTTTATTTAAAATACTACTACCAAAAGTGGTTACATTATGTTCATTTTCTTTAAAATTTAACCATAATTTTACAAATTCATGTTTAGATTTAGATAAAACAGTTTTTTCTATACTTTCTTTAACAACTCCTTTTTCATCTACTTCAACATTAATACCTAAATCTTTAAATATAGGTATCATTTGTTGAGAAGAAGATAATAAACAATTAATTTTTTTTTCAGTAGAAAATAATTCTAATTGTAAATTTCTATATTTAGGAAGGTTATCAAAAATATATTCTTTGACTATATATTCAGCTTCTTTATATTTTTTATAGTCAATATCCATTTTGTTTTGCCAAGCATCTTTAGATAAAGGCAATCCACATAATTGAATATAAGTTAAAGCTCTTATATGGCTACAATGTAAAACATAAGTTTCTAAAGCATTATAATCTGTTAATTTTTCTAAATATTTATTATGTAAGTCTATTAGTTTATCTACGTCATTAAAACAATATTCAATAGTTGAAGGTTGAGATAATTGAACTGTAGCTATATTACCTTGTTCAGTTTTATCATAATAAATATTTAATTCCCTATTCATACATTCTTTAAAAGAATTTCTTATAGAAGGATCTCCATTATAATAAATCATAGAAGCTAACATTGTATCTCTTACATTTTTTAAAAAATAGTTTTTTACAAAAAAGAAAGATAAATCAAATGCTGCATTATGAAATATTATTATTTTGTTTTCAATAAAAAGTATTACTTCTTGTAAAAGAATAATATTGTCTTTATGAGTTTGTAAATCTATAAGATAGTTATTAGTGCCAGTACCTATTTGTATTGAAAATATAGAGTCTGTAAATGGATCAAATCCTGTAGTTTCTGTATCTAATGCAATAGTTTCAGGTAAAACCATATCTTCTAAAGAACAGTAATTATAATCACCTATTTTCTTAAAAAATTGCTGATTTCTAGTTATTATATAATTCATTAGATAAATTGTTTTAATATTTGAAAATCTTTAGCATCAATTACTTGTGCATTATTTATACTATAAGTTTCTT